GGGCATCCGTCGTCGGCAATGGCATCCGGGCTTGCCCCGTATCGCCCGCAGTCGGATAGGAAAAACCCGCAGTCTCGCGCATTGAGTCCATGCCGGAAGTTGAGCCATGACAACGCCTGTTTCTCTAGGTAGTTACCGCGCTCGGTGTCGGGGCTGCCCTTGAAGTCTGCCAACCACCCGCAAGCGGCGGCGATGAGTTCTGCGGCGTAACTATCCGACGCCTTGGAATACTCGCCTTTTGCTGGCGTGACGATCCGGCCAAACTCGCTGGCGGTTGGTCGCCCCTTTCGGTATCCCCACCATTCCGGTGAGCCTTGCACGCATTGGATTTCGCGGCTCATGGCAGTTTGTCCTTTAGGGTTTTGATGACCTTGCGGAAGGCGTCGGCAGGGATGTCGGCCAGCGTCTCGACTTGGAGCCATTGCAGCATTTTATCCTTCGTGTCGGTCGCGGGGATTTGTGCAAGCAAGCCCTCAATTTCGGCAATCTGAGCGGCGGTGATGTTCGGTGTTCCGGCAGATCCCCCGTTGTCGTCATGGTCGGAAACGATTAGGTTGAGCGCGGCGGTTAGAGCGTAGCGTTTCGCGTAGCTGATTGCGCTGCCCATCTTTTGCGTGTCGTTGGCCCGCATCGCGGAATCCACGGGAACGGTCACAGATCGGTTGAACGCCCCGCCGTCCTTGTGCATCACATGGCAGACGGCGGTTAGCTTCCCCGGTTCCGGTGTCTGGGTGTCGAATGAAACGGAAAGACCGTTAGACGCTAGGGATTCACGGATTGCCAGCATTATGTCATCAAGGCTAGCAAATTGTCCGCGGTCTGATTTTCGGCCCTTGAAGGTTGATGGCGCGGTTGATTGGAAGCTGGCGAGCGCGGATGCAAGCGCCTTGTCTGCCTGCTTTGCCTCCCATCGCTCCTGAAGCTGCATGAGCTTCTCCAGCTTGTCAGTATCAACGGTTGAGAGGTCGGCTCCTAGTAGGAGGGACATGGGCGCGGCTTGTGGCGTGGATAGTTCGGTGTTCATTGGTTTGTCAGGTATTTCCCCGGCTTAACCGCATGGGGTTTCGCGGTCGGGTAAACGCGGTGCGCGTGCCCGAAAGATTGGTTAACGTCGGCGGTTATTGCCGCCTTGTATCGCCGCCATTCGTGGAAGGCGATTTGAGCTAGGAGGATGGCAAAGCCTAGGATGAGGGTGGCGAGGATCATTGGTCTAAGTCGGTGAATTATGACCCGAACGGCTTACCCGCTGGTTTGCAATCCGCGCAGCAGTCGGTGGCGAAATCGCCGTTGACTTCCAGCACAGCATCTTGCGCGTCCTCCAGTTCGCCGCGCGCGGGGTCGCATAGCTTCTCACCTTGTAGCTCCCACGTCTTGCCGCAGAAACGGCAGCAGAAGTGAAAGGTGGGAGTGATAGTCATCTTCATGGCTGGCGTTTAGGCAGGGGCTTGGACCATATCGAAAGCCCCTTCGATAGCTGGACAAGGACAACGGGGCGCGGGTGGAAGGTCCTGAGCGCGTCGTAAAGCATGACATGCTGGAATTGCGGGTAATGTGTTGTGAGTTGCTCATATCCTTGAGCAACCGCTTCACTCCTGCGTAGTCGCGGCACCTTGGCGATATACGCGGCAGCGTCGGGCATGCGTTCGATTGCAGACTTAGCGAGTCCTTCGATAGTGGATGCGCGGGACATGGCGCGGGCGACAAGCTGGGAGGCTGTTAGGGTGTGTGTCATTTCTCGTGGGATGGGTCGGTTGATTCGTGAGTGACGCCGTTAGCGCGTAGGATCTCAATTCCGCTGGCGATTCCGTGAGCGCATTCGCGGCAGATGTATTGTTGCTGGCCGTCAACGGTCGTCATAACGGTCGTGATAAACTGGATTTGATCGAACGGCTCCTTGCATATGGGGCATTGGTGGGTGGTCATACGGCTTCGATGTGGAAGAGTTCGCGTGAGAAAATCCTTGTCGGCATAAATTTTGCGGCGGGATTAAACCAAAACACCGTTCGATCGTTTGCCTTTAATGGATTTGGGCCAAACTCGCCCCGTCCCACCCACTCCGTTTTGCCCTTGGGCAACGGCGGGAGATGCGGCAGCATGTGTCCCGGTATCGGCAAAATGCGCTGAGTCGGGTCATCCGGCTCATTGGCAAGCATGGAGTCGAGGCGGGCGGTTAGGGCGTCAACCTGCGCTTGTAGCGCGTCAATGCGGGCGTTTGTTTCGGCGTGTTCGGGCGTCATTTGGTCAGGGCGTTGAGGTTGGCCGGGGGTTGGGTTATGCATCGCAATCGGCGGCGCGGCGAACTGACCAGCGTTTGCGCTTCGCGTATTCACGAGCCGCTTTTGCGGTCGGAAATTCGTTTGATGGGATTGAGGCGCCTTTGAAGCTGCCGAGTGTCCACTCGTTGTCGATGCGGAAAAGAATGACGGTGATGTTGTTTTTCATTGGTTTGGTCGGTTGGTGAAGGTTGGCCGGGGGGGTGAACCCGGCTTGGGGTGGGGAAATTAGTCGTTAGCAAAAATACGGATGATGTCTTCGGCGCTATCAACGTAGGAAACCGTGCGTCCGTAGCAAGCCGCGCGACCACCGTCGATATTGATTTCCCATCCACCCCAAGCCTTTTTCACTTTGACGTTTTTGAAGTGGGTTTCGGCAAGGATGCGCTTAGCGAAGTGGCGGGCTTGTGTGGCGGTCAGTTTGTCGTCGGTGGTTGTCATTTGGTTTGGTCGGTTGGTATTGCAGCGCGTCGGCTGATGTGAGGAAGATACAAAACCCGCCCCGTGTTGCAAGTTTTTTTTGCATTATTCTCACGGGAAAGCGCAATGCCTTGTTTTTCAACGGGTTGTAACGTGCAAGAATTTGTTGCGGGGGCGGGTCGGGATGGTAGAATTGCAGCATGACGCAAGCGCAAATCAAGAAACTCGCTGAAAAGTGGCTGAAAGCATCGCCTCCTACGGGTTGGGGGCGTCGGACTAAAAGCCTGCTGGCGGAAAGGTCCGGCGTTTCAGTGCCTGAAATCTCCCGCCTGTTAGGCGACAAGGGCAAGCCATCGGCGCGGACGCTGGCGGCGGTTGAGGCGTTTTTGACGAGCTTCTAACAAACTTTCTCACCACGGGGTTAACGGGCTTCATGCCCGGTGGCAAGTGTCCCGACTTGCCCGCCCTGTGGTGGGGATTCCATTCAAAGCCATGACCAAACCGCAACGCATAGCCGCATGGGAAGCGAAGATCGAGCCGATTGTTGCGGCGTTTCAGCGGCTCCGCGATGCCACCGACAACGCGCACGCTGCCGGAACGCTTGACCTTAACGGGGCGCTTTTTCAAGCAACGTGGGGATCGTTTGAGACGATGCTAAAGGTGCTAGACGCTGGCGGCTGGATATGCTGGTTCCTTTATGACAACGAATGCGGCAAGCGCGGCTTTGAGGCTACGCCTTGCGATGGCAAGAAGGGCAGGAAGGTCCGCACGCCTCACCAGCTTGCGCGGTTGATTGTTGAGTGGGAGGATGGGCAATGAGCGATCCAACACCAAGCCGCTACCGTTGGACATGGAAGGGTGTCACGTTTGATTTTTACCGCCTATGTCGCATCCTAGGCATTAACGGCGGGCCGCAAGAACATGCGCTGAAAAAGATCATTCGCGCCGGAAAGTCGATCAAGCCAATCACTCAGGACATTGATGAGGCGATTGACTCGCTTCGACGCTGGAAGGAAATGATTGAGGAGGACGCGCAGGACTAGGCCGCCCGCCGTAGATCAAATCGACGGCTTCCCTGCGCCAATCTTCCGGCATTAGGTGGTCAATCATCGCTTTGTCGATAAGCACGCGAAACCGCTCTTCACGGCAGGCGCAGGCGAAGTGGCAGGTGGTGCATTGCTTTGTCATGCGTTATCGAGACTTATTGGAGGTCATAAAATACTGTTCGTCGGGGAAAATTCCTTGAGGCGTTCGGCGCATTGCCTGCCAACTTCGCGGTCCAATGCGTCTAGGTATCGTGTCAGCGATTTTTCCACCATGGAGCTTATCGAACATCCGGCCACGCCGCGCACGGCTTCCGCCCTCTCGATGAGTTGCGGCGGTAGTGTCAGCGCAATGTCCTTGCGGTGCGCGTTAGGGTTGATTCGTGGTCTTGGCATCGTTCCAGATTTCAGATTCTTTAAGTCCGAAGCGGCGTAGCACGGTTTTCCAGTATGCTCCACCGAGTCGGCGGTTTTCATCGCACAGCTTCCACATGTCCTTTTGCAGTCTCACCCGCTGGGATCGTTCCATTTTAGCAATAAACCTGTCGGCACTCCCGCAACGACGAACAGGTCGCTGCATGAAACGCCGAGAAGCGTCCTTGTCAAGTTCGAGAGTCTTGGGGTCGGCGTCCATGAGCTAGGCGTTCACAACCACCCCTCCGGTAAGATGCACATGCTGAAATTAACCACCCCAAGCCGGGACATTTCCGAGTCGATCAGTGCGTAGTAAGCATCCCACTGCCTAGGCGGAACGGTCAGGCAACCTTCCGAGCTTGTCCCGTTGATCCCGCCTCGGTGGTTATTGTTCGCCACGCCGTCACGCTTTGAACGGCCTTTCTCGCCGTCACGCTTAACGGGTAAAGCCTCGCCCATTGTTGCGGGTCTGAATGCGGGATGGCCGCTTTTCTTGCCTCGCTTGTGGTATCCGCGCCGATAGGGGTAAATACCCGGCAGGACGGTGGAGATGCCAGTTTTATAAAGGCTGGGGTCGGAGTTGAAGTTGAAGCTGGTAAACGTGCGGTCAGTGACGATGAAAGCAGCATCGTCGTAGAATCCCCGGTCATTGCCGGGTTTGCCGAATGTTAGGGAGTAGTATCCGGGGGCGACAACTACGGTAACGGGCGCGATTTCCTTGCCCTGATCGCGGTGCCATTTCCGCATGGCAGACATGACTTTTTCGCGCGGGGCTTGCGGGCGGTTTGGTGGTATGATTGACATGGCGGTTTGATTTGGGGTGTGTTATGGACGCTTATTGGCTGTCATAATTAACTGTTCGGCGGAAGAAGATAATCGCGGGCGGAGCTTCCCATGAATTTCCAATCTTCGTAGGTGTCGCAGCCGTCAATGTATCGCTCTTCGATGGCCTCGATAACGGCAAGCGCCTTCCGATATTCGGCGGCGATGATGCGAGCGGCGGCGAGATTCACGTCTTCCACTCCATCGCAGTGAGCGCACATCGGACTCGCCACATTGATCCAGTCTTGCGGGCGTTCAGCGCCTCGGCACGGGCCGAAGTCCACCAGTGCGAGCGCAGCGTCCAACGCCGAACAAGGCGGCGCATTCGACCCGGTGAAGCTCTCCAGTTGCTTATTCATTGGCGTTTCCTTTCTCTTCGGGCGCATAGCCTATTGCGTTCGGGTTAGTCACTCCGACCCGCCTAGTGATAAAGAAGCGAGGCTTTCCCCTTCGGCGGGCCGGAATGAAGTTATTTGGCGTCGATGATTTCGATGATTCGGATTGCACTCGGCACGTCAATCGTGGCGTCCTTTGACCCGTCCGCGTTGATGCGGACAGCGCAGGCGTTGAGGATCGGCGCGATGAGGCACAGGGCGGCGATGTGGATTAGGCGGGGTGGTTTCATGGTGTTGTTGGTGGAGATTTTTGCGCGGGGCTTGATCCCCTCCCTTCTAGGGCGGCGAGGGATGATTCTGCGTTTTTATAAGCATCGTCGGACGGCTCGATTCGGAATCTCAGGCAATCGAACATGAGTCCCCGCAATGCCACCGCCAGCGCGTCCCGCTGATCAATTACCTCATCTTTCTCGCAACGCAATGTAGTGATGAGGTCTTGACTGTATTTTACAAACCTCCGCGAATCCGTGATTTCCCGCGTCAACCGCTCGGCTTCTTCGTAATGATCGCGGTATTTCGAGCGCAACTCGGCAAGCTCGCGTTCAAGCTGGCGGGCGAATCCAGCCGATACGGTTGGATATGGCGGGAAATGACCGCATTCGGAAACAGGGATGAATTCCTGAGCATCCGTCCTCGGCGTCGGCGTGTGTGCTGCGTTCATTGTTCGCAACCCCTACCGCTTAGGAGATCACCTTGCAAGGAATTTTTTCACAAATCACCCAAAAACCTTGCAAACCACGGCGGATTCCTCGCACGCCCACTTGCAAACCGTCTCGCCACCGCCCGGCCCGTATTGCGCGGAATGAAGCTCGCCCGCCTTGCTTTCGTGGATGTCCCCCGGCCTCAAAACCTTTGTTGACCCGTTGTGGGTGAGTAGCAATCGGCCTTTAGTTTGGCGCAACGTCTCGGGGTATTCGTGGAAATGCTCGCCCATGGACGCCGCGCCTAGTGATCGAAACTTCACGGCTTGAAATCCGTCCTCGCACGGCACGCGGCACCATTCCACCGGGGATAACGATGGGTTAGCCAAGGGGAATGACTCCCAATCGCCACCCGGCAATGCCAGCGAAACCGTGCCTGCTTTTGGCGCTAGCGCCAGGAATGCCCCGCTGATCGCATCATCTAACCGCTCAATCGCTGGGGGGTAGTCAATCATGGCCGACAATGGTTTTGATTTCTTCGATTTTCGATAGCATATCACGCTTCCATTGCGCATCGCCAGATGAGGCGGCGGAAATGGTAGCAATCGCGGAAACGGCCTTGTCGGTGATTTCATTGATCCGGGCATCTTTCTTTTCGATGGTCGCGCCAAGCTCTTGATGGAGTTGCTTGATTTGATCTTGCAGCGTTTTAATCCACCAAATCATCACACCCAAAGCCCCGGCGCTTCCGGTGATGACCTTAACCCATATATCAACGCTTGTCTCGTTCATTGCTTATCACGCGCAAAGTAGCCAAAGCCCATCATGCCCAGACCCGCCAGAAACGCGTCGAGGGAAAATACGGTTTTCGGGTCGTTGTCAAAGTGGTCGTTGAGTTCACCCGCAATGAGAGCGAGTCCCGCGAAGAATCCTGTTAGTGTGGTTTTCATGGTAATGATTCGGTTTCTGTCAGAGTGCCATCCGCCAGCAAAGCGGCGAGAGCCGGGGCGATTTGGGGAAGTGTTGAATGCTCATCCGCAAGGGCGATGTAGCAGTTGCCGTCCGCGTCAGTGATGGCGCTTTCGATGGGCGGCATGCACGTTTCCGTTGTGGCGACTGTCGGGTTTTCCGGGTCGCTGAAATATGGGTAGCCGAACGCCGCGTCGATTTGAGCGCGAATCGCTTCATAAGCCTGCGGAGATGTGCGAAAAATTCTCATGGTGTGCCGTATTTAACTTTGAGGTAATTTCTCACTTGGTTTTGTTCCGTGGAGTTGAGGATGCGCCCATAGACCACAAACTCTGCCATCTCGAAATTGAGGAAAGCTGTCGGAGATGCTGGATTGTTTGCGCCCAGCACCAATCCGGTTGATCCTGAAGGCGTGACCGACTGCACCTGACTCAACCGACTGACTCCATTTAGTCGGAACCCAATTTCCGTTGTCGAGTGATCCGAAGTGACGACGCCCCAAGTATTTGCTGTCAACGCAATGGACGTTACCGGAAGATTTGAACTGTTCCGATTGATGCGGCCTGTCCTGTTGAACTCGCCAATCCGCGAACCGGACCCCCGCGTATCAAAGTAGTATCGCAAATCGGTATCGGTGATAAGTCTCACCACTTTGAAAATCGTCGCCGGATAATCGAACACCGACCCGATTTTTGTTAGGCAATCATCCGTGCCGTCGAAAGTGATGCACCGGCCACCGCTTGGACCCGCGCTGGTGGAAAGCAATGGGCGTGAGCCGGAAGTGGTTTGGGCGAGAATATGGGCGTTTGCGGATTTATCAACCCAACGTGCCACGGCTTCACCGTTCGCGGCAGGAACAAATCCGCTGCCTGTATCGCGCAGGACGGTGCTTGCGTCCATCGCGTCTAACCAAACAGCAAGATTGGCGATTGATGAAGGCGTGAAAGACGGCGCGGGCGAGGTGCCGCGAGTTGTCGAGCGCGTGGTTCCGCGAGTTGTTAAGCGGGTTGTCATTCGGGAAGCTCGGTGACGATGGCGGTGATGCTTGGCGTGGTTGATCCGGCGACGTTTAGATTGATCGTCGAGAGCATGCCCGCGTTTGTTCCGATGAGTTGCCCAGCGGCGGTAAATGAAATTGCGTTGTCGCCTGAGAAGTCAACGAACGTGCCTGCCGTGCCTCCCGTGAATGCGGATTCAGCAAGCGGCTCAATCAGCCCCGCGCCATCGTATGCGGCTTTCAAAGCCGCTGAGAAGTGAGGCGTGACGATTGCGGAGGTGTTGAGCAAAGCGACAAGTTCGGCGCTTGTGGTGGTGATTGCGGCGTTTTCTCCACCCCCGGCAAGATTGGTTTCCGCAAGCGCGGTGACGATCCCGCTGCCGTTGTCGCCGGATTTCAACTCGGCTTCCATGAGCGCGGCAAACGGCGCGTAAGCGTTGAGGGCGGCGATGAGTTGGCTGGCGGTGGTGGAAATCGCGTCGGCAGCACGGGCAAGCGTGACGCTGAATTTGAGGTTGTCGCTTGTGGTGACAGAAAGCGCCTGCGTGGTTCCGCTTCCGGCGAGTAGCTCGATTGAGTATCCGTTGCCGATTGTTCCGGCTGTGTCGGCGGTGATCGTGATGTCGTTGTTCGTCCCAGTCATTGCCGTGGTGACGGCGGCGGCATCGCCCGCATCGCATGCTGGCGTTACCACGAAATCCAGCCCGGTTTGCGTGATTGCAAGAGCTTGATTTGATGCGGCGGCGGAAACGGCGAACGTGTAGCCATTCCCGGCGGTTCCGGGGTTCTTGGCGGTGAGGGTGAAAGCCCCGGTTTCCGTGTCGTCATCCACGACTTCGGTAGCGGCGACGGGTCCGGCGGTGGCGTATTGAGCCTTGATGGTTCCGCTGCCGAACGTGCCGGAAACGGCAACGCTAAACTCGCGCCCGAATCCGATCGAGTTGATTGGAAAGTTACCGTTTCCGGTGATGGTTAGATTGGTCATAAGTTTGAGAGGATGACGGTGATTTTAATGTCGGATGTTCCGTCGATTGATTCGATTGATAGGTTTTCCGATCCAGAAATTGCATTTGATCCGGATGACGCGCCCGCTGCAATCATCATGTATTTTTTGCCAGCTGCAATTTGATAGCTTTCAAAACTGTCGTGATCCATTGACTCATTGTCGATATTCACCGCGCCCTCCAAGACCTCAAAAAGCACAGCGGAAAACGCGGACGCTTCTGGAATTGGATCGCCCCAAACGTCTTCATCCCCATCCAAAATGAAAGCTCCAGAAGTTGCGACGCCTACGGTGGTGTTGGCGCTAGTTGCCGCCGTAGTCACTCCGGTGCATGTCCCGTTGTCCAATGATATATTGATGGTTGCGTCGTTGCCAGCGTAAATGTTTACGCCGTTGACGGTTTGCAATGGGGTGCGCGTTCCAATGATTGCGGTGGTTTCTCCGGTGATCGGAAGGTAATCGGCTATATTGGCGTTTGCGTTCATTGCCGAACGAACCTTGCCAGCCCAAACCGCCGCCGTGTCCCCTGATGTAACTGGGACCGCAAGGGTGATTGGAGTGCTTGGGATTGTTGACCCGCTGACAACAACGGCAAGATTGCCGCTTGCTGTTATTGTTCCGGCTGCTGTTGCTGTTTCAACCTGAGCCACCCCAGCCGTCCACGCATCGCTTCCCGTGGTTGAGTTGGTTAGTAGGTTTAGATTCGCGGTTGATTCTTCGGTGATGATCATTCGCACGGAATAGGCGGCGTCAGCGTCAGGGAATGCGATTTGTTGCGCCGATACGCCAATTTGAACATCATTCGTGACGTTTGTGGCGGTTGGCGAGGCGTTAGCTCGCAAGCCTAGGAAAGCCGACACGGAATTGAGATTCATCACTTTTGGGCGGTGTCAAAAATCAGGATACCGGAGTCAGATTTGAGACATATTCGATGATCGTTCCGGCTGCGTCCAACCCGTAAATTACCTGTGCGGAAGAAACTGGCATGCCGTGTCGATTGGTTTGTGGTGGCGGATGTCAAGCGGGGTTTTCCGGCGGATCTGGGAAATTGATTCCGTAAGGGTAAGCCACGATCGGCAGGAAGATGTCACTTCTGAGCCTTTGCTTTATGGTCGCGGCTCCGTCTCCGTCAACCGCTACGGTTCCGACATGGACGAACGCCAAGTCGTCATTCCAGTCTGGCTGGTCGTCTGGATCTGGAAAATCATCAGTGACGAATATCGAAACCGCGCCAAGCAACGGCTCGGAACTCATGCCGTCATAATCGTCGCCCCCGAATCCTTCAAACGATTCAGTTGGAAATCTTTCGATTTGAACCCATACGCCGTACGTCGTCGAAATCGAAAGAACGGAATGCCCGATTGTCCCGCTTGGGTTGTATGGGTCATTGATGAGGTAAGTCGGAGTCGCCGCGTCGAATCTTGATTCAAGTGAAATCATTGTCGGCTGTAGGTTGTTAAGCCGCATTGCCGTGACTGCCCCGTAATACGTCTTGAGCCTGATTTCCGACTCTTCTTTAACAACTTGTAATTTCCACGGGTGAACATATCCACCGCGCGATCCGCCCGCGCCGGAAACAATAATCTTCCGATCCCTCAATGCCGCCAATGCCTTTCTAACCTCAATCGAAAGCCTGCCAATGCCAGCGGGCGAACGCTGAATAGCCGGAAGTGGTATCGGGTTTATTCCATGTCGTGCTTTCATTATTGGTAAAGGAATGTATTGAAACCCTCGCGTTCGGAAAGAGTCCACTCTAGGCTCGTCTGTTTAAGGTCGCCGCGTTGCTCTTGTCCCGCGCCTGTCAGCATCCAGTTGCGTGAACCGCTAGGCGTTGGAGGCCCTCCGCGTGGTGATGAAATCTTGCCTAGCTTGTTGAGCTGCGCGGATGTCACGCCATCGCTTCCTTGCGTGGTTTCAGTCCATGTAATCGTTGGAGACAAAAAAGTTATTTCGCCAGCAGCGATTAGCTTTGCAAATTCAATGGCGTCTCCCGTCAATGTAATGGGACCTTCTGCGTCTTCTAGCGGAACAAATGAAATCCCCCAAGAAAAGCCTTCTACCAATTCATAATTTCCCACCTGGGTCCAGTCATATTTAGCCTTCACGTTGCCTTCAATCAATTCCCCAAGTGCGAACTTTTGTGAAGATTCCAAATCTTGCCATTTGGGGTGCTCGGAAAGCGGCTTTTCGGAAAGCCTGCCCTCCAGCCTGTAAACCGGGGGCGCATCGTCGCTGATTCCGTCGCCGTCGCCGTATTGAGCCGTGGCACTGCCAGAAAACTCAACCGATACCACAAGGTATCCGCCCTCTTGGAAGTCTAGCGTTTTGCTGGCAACAGTTAGGTAACTCCATTGAGCGCCGATGTTAGGGTCGATCGTGGCGATGCTGTTTCCCCGTGCAAACTTGTTGCGCACCGTTGAATTGTTCCAAGATTGAGCAAGCAGCGTGTAGCTGTGGCTTGCGGTTACTCCCCCATTTTCGGATTGCTTCGGCTGGAATCCGGGCGCGGGGTAAATCTCGTTTATTCTGAGTCCGTGTTGCGTGGCCATTAATTCGGGAAGGGTTGATCGACTGCGTTTGCGATGCGTTCAAGGACTTGTAACATTTTACCTATTTCGCTCCCTTGGTATCCGGGTGAATCGGAACGGTATCCCTCGTTAAATAGGCGTTGAGCGGTTGGTGATACGCCAACAGGCTCGGAAATCCTGTTGGCAGCATCGCGGATGGACGCGACAACATCACCGATGACGCTTTCGATGTAATCATTCCTGCCAGCTCGTGTGGCTTCGGATGCTTTTGGGGAATCCTTAAACATTTCCAGCTTTCGCAATGGATTAATGTTTTCCATCCCTTCCGCGATTTGCTCGCCAATGCTTACCCATCCGATTTTGATTGCCGCTCCCATTCCGGCGAATATCGCATCACCAACCGCAACACCAATCCTGACCATTCCCTCATACTGGCCATTAAATGAGTCTTTTATAGCATCGGAAACAACGCCCCCCATTCTTCCGGCTCTTGATTCAAGGTCAGGAAATACGCTTTCCAATAAATCCGGCAGTTTAGCAAATGATTCCGCAAACGGCCCCGCAAATTCTTCAATGAGTTGATTGAATGACTGCCCAATTTTTTCAGAAGCTGAAGCCGAAGCAGCGGCGGTTCCGCCTACTTGCGTTTCAATGGCTTTCAAGATCATTTTCTGAGCATCAAGCATGCGATTGCTTTCGACCATCGCCGCGATTTTCTTTTTCTCCTCAACTGTGAAAGTGATTCCCGACCTAGTAAGAGAATTGATCCCCTTCACTGGATCATTTAGCGCCTTTCCTAGCTGCACAGCGTTTTGCTCAGCAGACCCAAACCCAGCGGCGGCCATATCAACAGCGGCCATGGTTGCGCGATCGAAAGCCCCTCCCATCTGTCCCGCCGTTTTTGCAAGCTCTTTGAAGGTCATCAGTTTTGCCTGCGTCATCGCGACCGTGTCGGCTCCGGTGGCTCTTTCTTGTTGGTCAGCAAAATTGCTTAACCGCTTCGCTACCTCGTCGGCCTCATCACCAAAAATCCCCATTTGCTTTGTGACGTTAATCAGCCGCTTGTCATCTTTTTCAGCAGACTCTCCGATTTTCACCAATTTCATATATCCGGCAGCGGCGGCGGCAGCGGCGGCGGTTATGGCGGCGGCGGCAACCGCTGAGCCTTTTGCTACACCGACAAAAGCCCCCGCCATGCCGGAAACCGTTGTTTTGGTTTGCCGCTCAATTCCCTTCATCGTCTTCTCAAAATGAGAAGCGTCCCCTCGGATTTTAACGGTCAGGCTCATTCTAAATTGGCGGCGGTGTCAAGAATCGCCCGCATGCGGTCGGCAAGCGATGGTGCGTCTTTGTCGTGGATATGATGGCGGCGGAAAACCTTCACGCCACGCCTAACAAGAATGGCGTGGACAAGCTGCGCGGATTGGTCGATTGGTAAGTTCATAATTTCATCCCGGCTCCATCCGTATTCGCTTGCGATAAGGTCAACCTCCCCGGCTATTTCGTCGGCTGGGTCGCCTCCGAATCCTCGGGCTTTCCCGGCGATTCGGGGATTTCGATTGAGGCGGCTGCGCGGCGGTCAAGGACTCGGCCAAGATAAGCATTAATCGCGGCGAAGTCGTCTTCTGACAAATCCAAGGCGCGGGAGTCACACTCAATCACGGCGTTGTCACTGCGTAGAATTGCCAACGCTTCGCGGCTTTCCATGCCGGAAATAAGGACATAAGCGCCGATGCTTGTTAAATCGCCCGCCCCCTCTTGGCTGAGAACGTATTGTGAAATGATGTTTGCAACCCGCCCGCTAAATGGACGCATGGGAACGCCTTCGATGATCGGCGGCTCGTCGGTGAATGCTTCGTTCTGGTTCATTTGCGGTATAGGAGTTGGTCTAGTTGGTTGATTTCGTTTTTGTCGGCGTTGGCTGGAATGACCGCGGTTCGCCCGCGATGCTTCACCGCTGCCATGCGGTTGCCGGTTGCTTTGATGGCGTCCACCATCAGGCGGTGATTCGTGAAAGCGCACCAAAGATGGGCGATAAGGGATTCCGGCATGCGCCTTTCGAGTTCTTGATTCGGCAGATTCCAAAGCGCAAAATCAGGCGCTGCGGTTTGGTCGAAGCGGAAAAAATAGGCGTCTCCTTTCTTGGCGATGCCGATAATTGGATGGCCTAACTGCTCCATGCTGGCGGCCATTTCCGTGCAATTCGTTTCGATGAATGGACGGTTTGCCGGGAAGCATTTGATCGTCCCTTCCTTGATCGACTTGGCAATCTCGCCCTTGCGCACAAACGCGGCTTTGATCCTTACAATGGGCGCGTTGGGATTGGTGGCAGCGTATTCCTGAGAATCCCACGCCCGCAAGAGGTCTTTCGTGGATTCGCCCTTTGCGCTGTATTCGCCCAGGTGCCAAGTGATGAGTGATCCCTTGATTCCATCCCCGACGATGCTCGTTAGGCTCTTGGCCTTGTCGAGAGAGACATCGCACGCCACAAGAGCGGCGGCGGCGCGGGTGTTCGTGGTTGCATCACCATGGCTGGTGATGGATGTGTATCTGGTTTGCTGCATGTTCCGTTAGGCTAAGATCGTCGGGCTGTATTTCCAGTTAAGAGCAAGGCGGCGATAGTCGGCAGAAGTGCTAGAACGCGTGATGTCGCGGACGATGGTTGTTCCGCCAGTAACCGCGCCGATGAGGTGATCCGCTGGCGTGGTGGCGAGTGTCAATGCGCTGGCAAGAGTGCCTGAAAATGCGGAAGATGCTGGCAACCATCCATCAAGTGATCCTTCGATGCGCTCGTTAAAGTAGGTTTCGCCAATGTCATCACCTGTGATGTTTTTGCAGGTGGCGGAATCCTGCGAGTAGGCATCGCTCGTTGATTCCAGCAAAAATCCGGTTTGTTGGGCGGCGATTCCGAAAACGCCTGCGGAGGTTCCAAAGGAGGTAGCCATTTGCTATTTACAGCGTGTCAAACCCGCACGACCCATGACTCAGCCGTAAAGGTGGTTTCCATCACCGACCCATCCCATTCCGTAGTTGCTCCGTGGTAGTCCCAAAAGTCCATGCGGATTCCCTCATCAAGTAACGCCTTGATTTCGCTAGGGTCGTTTAACGCAGTTTCGATGCGGTCAACCCATTCATCCACGTTGGCCTCTGCTTCATCTCCGGCATGGCATCGCAAAGTGATTTCGACTTGGCACTTTTGCACGCCTTGAAGGGCTACGCTGTGGCGTTCTGCCCCGGCGATTCCAACGGCGATCAATGGCAGCTCTATTTTCTCGCGCTGGGTGGCGTCGGAAATCGTGATTTCATCGCTTGGCTTGACGATTTCAAGATGGGCGATGATGGCTTTTTTGAGGCGGTTCGTTGTCATTTTTCGATGATCCTTTTCATTTTCCCAATCATGGCGCGGTATCCGATGGCAATCCCGCTTTTGATCTCATCGCCAGACATGGCATTTTGGATGTAGTCAAGATGGTTTGTGATTGTGATGGTCGTGTTAAGCCCTTGCCCGGTTTTGCTCATTGATCCGTTTTTGAGAAACTTGCGGAAAAATGCCGGGATGCGGATGGCTGAAAAACACTTCACCGCGCAATGAAGCCAAGCGCCCTTTGCGGTTCCGGCAACGGCAGCTTTCTTTTTTGCCTGCGCGGTCCTATCGGCAATGCTGATGGGTTTTTGCTGATATTGGCCGGTGGTTTGAAGGTTTTTCGACACTTGCCCGCGCCTTCCCCTCCGTGATTCGTGCGCTGCGCTTGCGGTTCCGGCGTCGCCCATGACGTTTGCGTTTTTCACCGCTCGGTTTGCCTGTTTCTCAATCGAAAGCATGTATTTTTTCATCTTCCCGACTGACAATCCCCAAGGCTGAACCTTGCCCGCCAGCCCTTTTGCGACATGCGCCCCAAGTTCCATGATAGCCTTTTCGCCATCGCTGTTTTTCTTGGCGACGTATCGGGAAATCTCCGCGTCAAGCAGCCGCTTCGACGCCGGGTCTATCTTCAATTCAATCATCGCGCTTCGTTCGTTGCCGCCAGCGCGAAATGCACGGCGATATTTCCCACGGTAACGTCGGCAATGCGGTAGTTGCGCCCGGAAATGACGCACCGCTTTTCTAGGAGTGAATAAGGGCTGGAAACGTCGCCGGGTTGCGCTGTCACCGTCGCTTGAATGTCACCTTCCAAGCCTCCCAATGCTCCCTCCTGCCCCTCACGCGCATCATTGAACACAACCGCGAATGATTGCCCCGCGCATGTCATGGTGACGGTGCCAAACGTCGTGTCTAGCTCGTCATTGCCGCCTAAAAGGAAATCGTCTAAAGCCCCCATGCAATACGGGCGGGGTCAAAAACAAAACCGCCGCCCGGTTTCCCAGACGGCGGCTTCGCCAATGAATACGACGCAAGAAAGTTAGACGATGATCCCAAGTTCGGCAAGTTTTTCCTTGGCCTCCTTCACTTCGGCCTTCCGCCCGTCGCCAGCGGCGAGGGCTTTGAGGGCTTCGATGTCGGGAGCGTCCGCTTCGCCCGATTGCTCGGGTTCGTCGGCTGGCTCGGTTGGCGCTTCCGGTTCCGGGGCTGGCGCGGCTGGGGATTCCCGGCCCTCTTTGAAGGTTTTGCGCTTTGACCTGCCAACGGCAGATTCAAAGACCTCCAAAACGTCAAACCCATCGCCGTCAGACAGTTTGAACTTGCTGCGGATGGTTCGCGGGTCGCCCTCTTCGATGAGTTGGCGTTTCCCGTTTTTGGTTCCGATATATAGTGCGACTTGTGCCATGATGGTTCTGGTTAGGGCGGCGGATGTTTCGCCGCCGCCCGGTTAGAGTTAGGCGGAGACGAGGCGCTTGAGTCCAGCGGCGATACCAACGGTTTTCCCGTAGATGGCCTCCATGACCATCCGGCGGGTTCCGCTGTTTTCGTCATACCAGTCTCGCAAGCCAAGGGTGATCCCGCCTTCACCGACGATAGGCTCGGCGCGGGTGTATTTGTGGCCGGATTGCGGGGCGTTGTAGCGGAAGGCGGCGAGGATTGCGGCGGGGTCGCAAGCGAATCCAACGAGGTTTTCCGAGTTGGCGGGGATGATGTTCGACTTGATGACCCGGAAACCGTGGAGCATCGGGACATCGCCGGACATGATGGCGTTGTAGCCGTAACCGGAAGTGTCCTTGATTGCACCGGATTTGCGAAGGGCGGCGATGTAGCCGTTAGACAGCATCAGCACGCGGTTTTCTTCGGGGATGTCGGCGTCATCGCAAGCCTTGGCGATGTCAGCGACATCGTCCTCGTCGAACGTTGAAGCGGCTCCGGTAAAGGCGGCGGCTCCGTAGTTGGTGTTCGTAACAAGCCCCAGAATGTCCTGCATGATGGACTTGGCGAGGGCATTGCCCTTGCGGAATCCGAAAAGCTCGATAGAGATGCCGGAAGCGCGGGCGACCTCAACATCGTCTAGGCTCCACGAAACGTATTTCGGCGTCCCAAGTTCGATGTCAACCTTGTCAGCGTCACAATCTTGGATGGTGTAAGCACCACCAATGGATTTGGTCTGCACCGCGTCGATTGCGGTAGCGTCACGAATCACTTTGATGGTGTCGCCGGGACGGGCTGCGTCTGCGGAGAAGGAAGTGCTGAGCGCGGCAAGCGGCGCGATAACCGAGGTATACCCCCGGATGAAGTTGCGGGCAATGATTTCGTCATTTACCCCGTTGGATGCGAAGTCGGCGTTGGCCATGGTAGTAGTTAGTTAGGAGTGGAGTTTGTGGTGATTGGTTATTTTCCGGCGCGGATTGCTTCCTCATTCTCATTCCAGAATTTGGAGGCGGCGACGGGATCGGCGGATTGAAGTTCGCGGTATTGCTCGAAAAGCGTTTTGCCGTTATTGTCGATTTTCGCTTCGGCGGTAGCTACGGGCGCGGGATGCCCGGTTGCCGCAAGCTGGCGGGAGGCTTCGATGCTGATTTTCTCGGCGGTCAAAGTTGCCTTTTCGGTTAGGTCGGCAATGGCCAAATCCTTTTCCGCGAGCTTGGCGGTGAAGTCGTCAATCTTGACAGTTAGATCGGTGATCTTCAAATCCTTTGCGGCGATTTCGCCAGCGAGGTTTTGAAGCTCGTCAATCTTCGCTTGCGCGGTGGCGAGGGATTCGCGGAGGGTCGCGTTTTCTGCAACCTCGGCCTCTAGCTTTTCAGCTTCGACGTTGCCCGGAAAGAGTTTGGCTAGAATGCTCATCGCTTTTGCGGGCGTGTCAAATTTCACAATCGAATCCGCGAAACCGCGCTCAACCGCTTCCTTCGCTCCCATCCATGTTTCCGCTTTCATAAGCTCCCGCATCTCCTCGGGCTTGGCCTTGGTTCGCTTGGCATAAATGGCGGCGATTTCCTCACTGATTTCTTCCAGATTCTTCGCGGCTCGGGCGTGATCGGCGGCGTTTCCGGCAACGACTTGCGCGGCTTCGTGAATCATAATCCGCCCGCCTTCGACGATCTTCACCTCATCCGCCGCCATAAGAATCACGCTGCCCATGGATGCGGCTAGGGTGTTGACGGTGGCGACAACTTTGACGCCACGGGAACGCATGCCCATCAAAGCGTTGTAGATTCGGTAGCCATCAAGAACGCTGCCACCCGGCGAATTGATCTCAATTTCCAGCGTCTCCAGCGCGTCATCTGCGGACGCCGTGAAGCCTCCAACGGTCATGTTTTCGGCAACGGCCTTATTGCCATAACTGCGCTCAATGTCGCCAATCAAATCATCGGCAGACCATGGGGTGACGGCATCGTTTAGGCGCACTTTCGCGGCTCGGTTTTCAATCGTTAGAAGTTTCATCGTTTGAAGTAGTTTCGGTGGTTTGCTGCTCGTTTGGCGTGAACATCACAAGCTCACGCGGGTTGATTTCGACGCCGTATTTGTCTTTCATTTCTTGAATCAGGATCATGCGTTGCGCGGCTTCCTCCGCTTTGGCGCGCATTACGTCTTTGTATTCGCGCCCCATTGCGGCGGTGATGTCGCTGCCGCTCTTGAATCCCATCTTGTAGGATTCGACTAGCTCCTTCATCACCCGCCCGTCGTCAATGGTGAGCTTCGCGGGTTTGGAGAATCCCCATCGCCACCAATCGGCAGATGATCGAAGTTCTTGGCGTTTTTGTTGAACGGCAACGGCGTAGGAAATGAGACGTTTGGCAGCGTATTCAAGAATGTCCTGCCTGTCCTCAACGGCGCGTTGAGCTTTGCCAAGGTCAGACCTTTCGGCGGTTCCTTGCCCCGTTGCTTTCCATGACATCGAGTAAGGCCAGTTAATTCCGGCAAGCGCGGAACGAATGATCCGATCTTGGAAATTCTCCCACACTTCGCCGGGGCGGTCGCTCTTAAGCGTTTCAATTTTTCCGCCGCTGTTAGCCCGAAAATACCGAATGCTTCCACCGTCGAGCTTTTCGATGGTCATGCCCTTTCCGGTTGCCACGTCACCGATCAAATCGTTAGACGGATCATCCAGATCAGGCCCGCCGTTTTCGTTGTATTCGATGATGCCGATACTCGAAAGCATCATCTGCGCCATGCGTTCCCATTCGTGGGATTGCGCCATGTCGCGGAGGTCGTTGAGGGCATGGGTGAAAGCTGGCAACCCGCGCCCCTGCTCCTGCCACTGCGGGTCGTAAAGATGGATCATGTTCGCCGCTTGAATCCACTCTTTGCCCTTTCCGTCGTCATCGACTAGGCGATACCACAGCGGCGCTCCTTGTGGGTTGTAGACGACTCCATCACGCAACACGCCGCCCTTGGTTTTGCCTTCCGTCTCATCCGATCCGGTGGCGATTTGATGCGCTGGAATGTGTTGGTAACGAGGGTATCCGTCGTCTGTTTTTGTTAGAAGAATAAATGCCTCTCCGTCTCGATCAATAGCGACGGATGCGAGGAAAAGCGAAGTAACAAAATCATTCATTCCGCCGCGAACGTCACCGATTCCATACCACTGGTTCACAAGCCAATCCTTTGCTTGCGCGCCAAACTCGGTATCCGATCCAAGGAAATCCGGCTGCCACGCCCTGCCAACGGAATACATGGCCTTCTGGTCAATCGCGCCCCGTGCGACTCCGATGTTGATATACATGCGGCGACTTGCCGAAAGCAGCGTTTTTCGATCATAACTCGGGATGAGCTTGTCGATGTTCCGCAGTTGGACGGGCTCCCACGGGCGGCTTCCATTATACCGCTCGGCAGACCTCGCCGCCTTGTATTGGTAAGGACTTCCGAACTCGTTTAGAATCGCCATCAACCTTGGCGGGTGTCAAAAGTAAGCGCGTGATCGAGCGCCGGGGAAGAATCCGGCAACAAGGGCGCTTTTCGCGTAATCCAGCACCTCGATGCGTTCCATTGGGTTCTGAACGATCATCTTTTGCATTTGCACGCCGTTCTTGCTGCCGCTCATAATGGCGTCGAGCTTGCCGCTGGCGCTGAATCCATCTTCAACCGCCGCATCAAACCATGTGGTTATTTGCGCTGTCCGCTCGGCATCTCCAAACGCCCACTTGAAGAGCATTCGCGCCTGATCCCGTTTATTCGCCGCCATGCTTTGTGGCGGGTGTCAAAGGTCACTTGACCTCATCCATGCTCACCAACACCTTGCAGATGCAGGCGGCAACTACCTGCATGTCCTCGCAGTCCCAAAGGTGGTTTGGTCTTCCAGTCTTGGCTGGAACCCATCGCCAAACGCCAGGTGAGATTTCCCGCTTCTGCTCGGATTGCATGTGTGCGTGATAGTTTTTGCTGGCGTCGGTCGGCACGCCAAACGTTCCGCTTGCCATGAGCGCGGATAGCTTGTCCTTGGCGAGAAGGTTGGAAAATCGGATAAACTTATATGCCAAGCCTGACGACGTTTGCGCGTTGGTGTAGTCGGAGAACAGGCGGCGGAATTTCTTTTCTCCAACCACTTTCATATATCCATCCCGCGCATCCTCGCCCCTGAGCATGTTCCATCGGTTAGTGTCTCCCGGTTTTGCTGCCGCGAAGCATTGCTTGGCAACTTCCTCCGGCTTATAACCGCAGTCGATGAAAACAAAGCGGTTTTCGATCCCATATCGTTCTTGCAGATAGCGGATGTTTTCCCACGTTTCCAGCCTGCCTTCCCACAATAGGCGGGAATCGCCGCCGACCTTCCATGCGCGAATCGCAACCCAAAAGTGGCCTTGTTGAACGTCCGCTGTCAGGAATCGGAAATCCTCCATTTCCCACTTAGCCCCCTCGTGGTATTCCTTTTTCTGATAGGGGTCGCCGGATAGCGTTAGCGTCGGCGTGTCGGTTGGCTTCTTCCAGAATTGCGCGAACCGCTGACAGATGATGTTTTCCAGCTTCTCCAGTTGCCCGCTCTTTTTGTCTTCGTTGGCGATGAGCCACTCCTTTACCATGTCGCACCACGAATAGCGCCAAACGGTCATAAATGATGCCCGCAATGTCATGCGTCCGGGGATGAACTTCCCACCATCCCACACAGGCTTGCACTTCGCCCATTGGCGGCGGTTGTATTCGGTGTCTTGGAATTGCTCGCCGCAATGCGGGCATTTCAAGCGCACGGTTTCGTAAATCGCCACCCAATCAAGTTCTTCGTTGGCGTCGATGATCTTCTCAAACTGGTAGTTGTTCCAATCGAACACGCTGCCCATTTTGCACTTCGGGCATTCGTGTTCTAAGTCGTGCCACTTCCCAGCTTTGGCGTGATTGTGCCATTGCCCGTCCTCATCACCGCCTTGGGAAAGCATCAGGTTCTTGCGGTTCCAGCGCCCGTGATGGCGTTTTAGCAGGTAGTCGATCATCCCATCATCCCATCGCCAGACCTCATCCCCGACGGTGTAAACCATGGATTTTTCTTGAAGCGCGGTCTTGTTGGCAGGCCCGGCAAAGAAGTTCATGTGCCGGAAAATCACCTGATCTTTTTTCCAGTTACTCCGCTCGGCTCCGGTTGGAATGTGGAGCTTGGTTAGGGGGCTTGTCTGCCAGACTTTCCGCATCCGGCTTTCCATCCAATCCTGCACTGTGTCCCCGGTTTGCCCGACCACCATCATGTCGCCATGATCGACGGCAACGGCGCGGACGCCTAGTCCTTCGATGATCGCCGTCTTCCCGAATCCAACGCAGGCAACCACGGCGATCTCCTTGACCTCCGGGTCTTCCAGCCAATCCCAGATGATAGCGTGCGCGGGAACGGCGTCGAGCGAGTATCTCGCGCCCTCGGGCGAGTTGGGGAGATAAACATGCTCACACACCCAATCACGCCACGGCTCCTCAGGGGGCGGCTTAACGCCTCGGCAGAATCCGGCGATGAGGGGGGATGTCATTCGACGGGAACGGTGATGCGTGACTCGTATTGTGAAAGCTCCGTTCGCTTGTCGCGGGCGTATCGGGCGACGATCTTCTTGATTTCCCCGGCGGTTCTCCCGGCGCACAATGGCGCGAGGTCATCCGGCATGCGGGAAAAGATGCTGGCGACGGCGATTCCCATTTGCACGCCGTCCTTGTCCATTTCGTGAGACGGGACAAACTCGCCGCGCTGGACGGATAGCTTGTGCTCGATCATGTCGGCCTCGCCTTTCAGCTTGCGGAGTTTGGCTGCTTTTTCGTCTTCGTTGGCGTCTCGGGTTTCGTGGACGCGGGCGGCTCTTTCTCGAACCGCTGCTTCATCGTCGAGGTTAATCCCCTCTTCCTTTTCCCACCGCCACAAGGTCGGCACGCTTACCCCTACCCGCTGGGCTAGTTCCTTGCGGGTGATGTCGCCTTTCGGTTGCCCGCCTTGTTTGAGCTTGGCGGGTTTGTCGGATGGTTTTTGCTTGGCGCTCATGGCTTGTTGCAATCCGTTTGCGTTAATGGGCTGAAAAAAGTTGTCGCAGGATTTTATCGGGGTGAGGCGCAACCGCGCTAGGCCCTAAACGCAAAAAGATTGCTTATGCGGGTAGGTTGCAATTGCAAGTTAGTTGCATTAGCGCAGCCTTTATTGCAATTCAGTTGCATTTGCACACCGTTTGCATTCATGCCTCCCCCTCTCCGTCGAGCTTCCGCCATAGGTCAACCAATGGCCTGAGTTGATCCGCGACCGCCTCACGCTCCTCTTGCGCCCATTGATCAAGCGGCCTCTCCCGTTGCAGTTGGTCGAAGTATCCGCGTGTGCTGCCGATCCACCCGATCCACTTAGGCTGTGCGAACCCCGTGCTTGGCTTGGCTGCCATCGCGTTCACCTCGATGATCTCCAGTTGAATCATCGCCCTGTGATCCAGCTTGTGTTCGATCCGATTGCTGTGTGTGTGGAAAAGGCTTAGGTAAGCCTTAGCCCGTTCGTGCGTTAGGTGCGGCACGTTGTCTCGCAACCATGCCAGCAACTTACCCGGCCCCGCGTCGATCTGGTCGAGGTATTGCCCGCATTGGATAGCCGCCTCCATCGCCTTTCCAGCGGCGTCCTTGGCGGTTGTGGCGTGTGATTCCGCGATTTGGTGAAGTCTCTCCACCTCGCCCGCGATTGCTGTTTTCAGTTCTTGGTTGATCATGGCTTTGTCTGGTTGATCGTCGTCTTGCTTGATACTCCGGTTCTCATTTTAGCGGTTGGCGTATCCGTTAGGTCAAGCCTATTTTTCAAGGCTTTGATTCTTAGATTGTTGCTCATTGATCTTGCCGTTCCTCGCGTTCTTCGCCGTCTCAACCGCATCCTCGGATTTCATGTATCCGCTTGGCGGCAGGCTGCAATCCTCGCAGAATTGGCGGGCTTTGTAGCTGAGCAGGGCGCGGGAACATCCCAGCTTTGCGGCGATGTCAGCCATTGACCTGCCCGCACAAAATGAAGCGCCAACCGCGAAAGCAACGCCCCATTTGTCGGGATTGTCGGGCTGGCGTTCTAGGGCGGCTGAAATCAGTGGAATGAAGCGCCGCATCATTTCCCGAAAAGCGGCTGGCATTGTGCGCGAAAACTCCGCTAGCGTCATGTCGGCAACCTGATCCTCTAGGTCAGACCAATCTTGTGTCATGCCCTTGCAATTGCAAATTGGTTGCGGTTTGTCAAGCGGGGAAAGAAAAACCCCGCAAGCCTAAGCCTGCGAGGTTGAAAGAGTCGATCGGTTTGGCTGCGGTTTTTGGCGGTTCTGCGTCGTGCTGGCTTCTACGCCTCCATTTTAGCCGCCTCGCCCCGTGTTAGGTCAAGACTATTCGGTAAGGCGTTGACGGTCAAAAGGGGATTCCCGAATCGTCATTGTCAAAATCCTCCCTGTGCTTCGGCTGTGCCGCTGGCTTGGTCGCTGGTGCCTGCCGCGTCTCAAGCCATTTCCCATTTCCACAATACGGGGCTTTTTCGCCTGCTTGTCGGCGTTCCTTGCCTAAGTCCTGCTTGGCGCTGGCAATGTTCCCGTATTGGTCTGGCTCGTCGTTTACGAAAACGTCGAGGTCACAATAGGTGCCTTTTTCGCCCTTGTAAAAGACGGTTTTGTCCAGCTTGGTAACGTCGATGCGGAGTTTGAGAATGCGGTAGTTGCTCATGGTGTTGGTTTCGTTTGTTTTAGGCTGAAAAGTTCTTGGTTTTCGATTTCTCGCGGGCTTCATCGAAATCATACCCCGAATTGATCAGCACCACCATGCGGGCAGCGCGGTCATCATCCAAGGCCATGCTTCCGGTCGAACCGTCATCTTTAGTCCAGACGAGACGAAAATAACGCTCCCCGATTTCGCAGACCTCATAAAGGCCATTGGTCAGGTGGAAGGTGTCAATGCGGGTCGCTTTTTCGCGGCGAAGCCATTCGCGGCCCGTTCCGTAGTCAATTTCATCAGCCGTGAGGAACTCGCGGCCATCAGCGGTGATTTTAGCTACCCATGTTTTTCCTGCTGCTTTTCCGCTGTATCCCTTGGTTTTTTCGATGTGGATCGTTTTCATTGGTCGGTGTTGGTTGCGCGCTCATTTTACCCACCCCACCTACCCTTGCAAGGTTTTTTTGCATTGTTTTTCAGGTGGTGAATTTTTCAGAATTTCCCGAGCTTCGGCCTTTTCCCGCCATTGGCTGCGCTCGCGTTCAAGTTGTTTCGCGTGGCCCATCATGGCCACATACGAATCCGGCCAGCCTTTTTCCCACAGCTTTTGGCGGAGAGCTTCGGTTTCCGGAGCGTCTGAATGCGAAGGACCATTCATGGCGGTCAGCATCATTCGGCAATACGGGCATTTGTCGTGTCCGTATCCTTGCATCTCGGCGTGGTCGTAAGGGCATGATTTCATGGGGATTTGACGATGTTCGGCAGAGAGTTGGAGCGGGCGTGATCGAGAGATTTCAAGACAGCGGAACTCATCCAGACTTCCTGAACGGCGGATTCTTCAAGCTCCCCCATTTCATCCATGGAAAATGCCGTTACGTCTTGCCTGTGGACACAGACAAGCGCGACCCATTGTTCCACTTCTTCGGGGCATAGTTGGATTGTCACGGCGTTACCGTCCACCCATCCGTCAATCGCCACCGCGACGGCTTTTTCCAGCACCAGCGCGGGGCGGATTCGCCCGTCCTCAATCTCACGGGTGCTGTCTTCATGTCCATAATGGCGGGCGATGCTGATTGCCCGGTTGTCCCATTCCCTCATGCGGAGGGCTTCGTCACGTTCTTCGCGTAGGTTCACGCACTCTTCCTTGCAGCGTGCTAGGTCGCGTTGCAGCGTGTGGATTGCGGCCTTGGCAGCTTCCCGCTCGTAAGGATCAGAAGCCGAACAAGACGCTCCTAAACAACCCTCTCCAGTCTCTTGTTTGGCTACGGGTTTCGGCTTCGATGGTTGGTTTTCACTTTGCATAGTTTTATCGTGGTTAGTGGTGAGGGTGCCAGAGCTAGGCGTTCTCGGAAGAAATGGCGGCGATTTCGCACATGAGTTTTTCCACATGTTCTTTTCCAGAATATAGCCACGAGGTTTGCAGCGCGCTGACAGACAGTTGATGGACGGCATCCAATGCTCCCTTGTGGCGGGCGTGGAGTTCCACCGCTTTCTTCCGCCATTCGTCGCGCTCGCGTTCCAGTGTGCGAGTTAGTTCGACCATCCTCCAGTATGCGGAGGCTGGGCATGTCTCATCGTCTTCCAAGTGGTGAAGATCGGCGGCGAGCATCGCATCCGTCTCCGGCGTCAATGAAGACGGGGAACAAGTCGGCGCATCCGACCCGGCCAAGCCGTCAGTTTGTTTTGGGTTATCACTCATTTTTTGGTTTCGGTGTAGGTTGGCCCTTGCCGGTCGGTTGGACTTGTTTCGTTCGGCATAGAATTGGAGCGGGGGATCGAACCCCGGCGGGAGGTTAGGCAGTTGCCAGAATGAACTGTGCGATTTTAGCGGGTGTTCTTAGGTATCCGCCGTATTTGATGCCATCTTCGATTTGGGCGTCTGTGAAATTGAAACCTCCTTTGGTGAGGCGTGCTTGGATTTTTTTGATGAGGGCGAGGTGTTGGTTGGTGTCGGACATGCGCGAACAATACGGATTACTCCCCCCATTGCAAGTTTTTTTTTCATTTCCTCGGTTGCATCTATCCCGGCGCGTCATCGCTGGAATTGCGGGCGTTGGGTTTTCTTTTCTTTGGGTGGAGTCTCAATTTGATGGCACCGGGCGTGCGGTTCATCACCATCCCGATCTCGGCAGGCGCGAAACCAGCCCATGAAAGTTTTTTGGTGATTTCGTTCCTTTCGTCGGGGTAAACGCTCCGGTGCGTTGATCTGATTGCCTGCGGGTCAATTTCCGATGATGCGCAAATCCGCAAAAACTCGCGCTCGCATCGGCTTTTAGGCGGCGTCGGAACGTGTTCAAGCCTGCGTTTTAGCTCGGTAAGCAACTCCTCGGTTGTGGCGGTTTCTAGGCTCATGATCTGGTTATTTCCTCGGCTGAATCCATCCGGGCGCGTCCTCGTCATCCTCGCGCAATTCTCGCGGCTCGGCTTGGCTTTTGGCTGCCTCTCCCACATCCGGCATTGTCGCCCCGTGTGCGCGATTCTGGGTGGGCAATTTGGCCTCTAGCGCCCGAATGACAAGCGTGTGGATTTCATCCGGTGCAATTTTCGCGGGAGCAGCTAACCGGGCGAGGGTGTTCCATATGCCAATCGGCACGGATGCGCCACGTTCCCGCCATCGTTCCCGGCATTGATCCGGGTTGCCTCGTTTCAGTTCCGCCACGAATCCGGGAAGTTCATCGGGCGAGTATTTCGCCAGCACTTGCGCGGCGATTAGGAGGGCTAGGGCGCGGGGTTCTTTCATGGTCTTCCCCTGTGCGATGTTCCGGTGATTTCGATAATCCCGCCAGTCTCACGCATCCGGTCCGCGATTGACTCACCAAGCGAGGCAACCAGCGCATCCGGCTTTGCGTTGGCAATAATGATCGTGGGAATCATCGCGGCGTAGCGGCGGTCAATTACGTGGTTGAGGATTCGATCCTCCCATGGCGTCCCCCCGCGCTCCTGTGCCTCGTCAATCACCAGCATGGGCGCGTCAACCAAAGCCTTCACAACCCGCTTCTCGGAATCGCCCTTGGCGTCCATCGCCGCCCTCGCGTCGAGAAAAACCCCCATGGCCGTGACGTAGAGGGCAAGCGGTTGGTGATCCTTGGCCGCTTCTGCCGCGTGCTGAGTCTTTCCGGTGCCGCGGTTCCCGATGAGGCAACAAATCCCGCCGGCGGCGATAATGGTGCAAATCCGGGCGTGCGTGGTTTCCCACTCGCCAGCGGGACGGTCAAATGCGCGGATGTAGCGTTTTTCCCATCCGTTCGCGCGGGATAGCGGCTTGCGTTCTTCCGTAGGGCGGAACGGCTCCCTTACGGCGATTTGCGGAGTCGGTAGCGAGGCGATGCGTTGCAGCGCGGCGGTGATATGTTCGGCGGTGTCGATTGGTTCGCTCATGGCTTGGATTGTGGTTTGTCGAATCGTGAGGTGTCGAAGTCTGCGAGGTTGAAAGGGCGCTCGGGGTATTCGTTGGCTTTCTTGGCTTCGCGGTGGTCGGCTGAGCGCTCGCTTTGCTTGGCCTCAAAAATCCCCGTCCAGCCGTGCATTATGGAATTGTTGATTGCGGCGATTGCGCGGGCTTCCCCAATCTTGGCGAATTGGGAAAAGCTCTTTCGGACTGATAGCGGCGTGATCTTTTTGCGAATCTCCTTTCGGTGGTCGATCCAGTCTTGCCACGCTTGGCGAAACTCATCGGACTCAAACGGAAGGGTGATTGCGTCAATAGATTGGGTTCCCTTATTGGTATCCCTTATTGGTATCCCTTCGTGGGTATCCATTTGGGTAGACCCTTGGGTATCGGATTGGGTAGACCCCCCGGTATCCATTTGGGTAGGGTATTGGATTGGGTAGGGTATTGGATTGGGTAGGGTTTTGCCGTTCATTTTTGGAATCAAAACACTCGTTTGCCCCGCTCTTTTTTGCACCTCAATCCACCCCATGCGCTCCAATTCCGCCACGGCTTTCCTTGCGGATTTAATGTTGATGCGGCAAGTCTCTGAAATGGTTTTCGCCGCTGCCCAGCAATTCCCTTCCCCGGCCCGTCGGCAAATATGAGCCAGCACTCGGAACGCCACGGGGGAAAGCCCAGCTTCGTCAATGGATGAGTGGATGAACATTGGGGATGGCATTGCAGGGTTAAAAAGGATCGCCCCTGAACGCGCTCAAGTCTGACCGATCCCAACGGGACCGCATGAGCACGCACAGGGGCGCATTGATGGATGATGGTAAAAGCATTTCGGTCAGATCGAAAGCATCGCAACCGCGACGCAGGAATAGTAGCTCAAAGGCGGGACAAGGCAACTATTTCGTCGGAAATCATGGGCTCAATTCCTCCAATTTTTGAAGCGCCGATTCAAGGCTTGGCCTAGTCCAGCCAAGTGATCCCCATTGCGCGTTCGATGGCGGGTATTCTGCGGGTGGGATTTGATTCCCGGCAATCGTCATCCCGTTGTGGGATTGCACGTAGAAAACCTCGCAAGACCCGTGGCGTGACTCGCGGGCGATGGCGATATTGTCGCGGCGGTGAATCACTTCAAACGAGTAGCCGTTCTTTTGGTAGTGAGTGAGTTTGTTCATGGGTATCAAAAAACCCCCAGTCCTTCCCCGACTTGTTGGAACCCCATGAATGAAAATGGGCAAGTAGGAGGAGGACTGGAGGCTGTTTGTTTGGTTTTCATTCGGATGCGTTGTCTGCGGGTTCCAATCCGTGCTCAGACGCGGTTATTGTAGCTTAAAGGCGGGACGGGTCAAGGGGTGGGGTGACAATCAGTCGAGTCCAGCAAGCAGCGGCACCTCTTCCATGAGTCGGCCCTTTGCGGCTTCTTCGCAGTTGCGGACGGCTTGGCGGAAGTATGCTTCTTTTAGTTCAATCCCGATTGCCTTGCGCCCGTTGAGAATCGCGCCGTAAGCCTCGCTGCCAACGCCAAGGAACGGCGTCAACACCACCTCGCCGGGGTTGCTCCAAAGGACGCATGCCCGCTCGATGACGTCGAGTTGGAGCGGGTGACAATGTTTCTCATCGTCATGCTCGGTTGCGCATCGGTAAGGGAGGGTGTGGTCAATGCGGATGTCATCCCAAAAGGCGTCGGCGTATCGCCGCCAGATCCAATGTGAAAAGCGGTTTTTCTTCTGGTCGCCCTCCATGCCTTTTAGGTGGTGAAGCTCGGCTGGCATTTGCTCCTCTCCAGCATATCGGTGAAGCCCGGTCGGGTGAGCAACTGGCACTTGATTCTCCCCGCTTCGACGAAAGATAAGCAACTGATCCGCGTTTGCCATGCTGCAACGGGTCGAGTCCTCGCAGCATTGTTTGTGCGCCAAACTTTTCATCATTGTCCGGTTGCGGACGGTCAGCGGCTCTTTCCATATGAAATAACGGTGGGTAAACCTCCATCCGTTGCGCTCATGGGCGCGGATGATGTCGCCGGGGAAATCAACAAGTGAATCGCATCCGCTGTTTCCGGTCGGGATGTCCATGCAATGCACGGCAGACATGCGCCCCGGTTTGGTCAGGCGGTGAAGCTCTTGAATGCAGAACTCGTAATGCTCGAAAAACTCGTCACGGTCGATGCAATTACTCATATCACGCTCGTCACTGGAATACTGATAAAGTCCAGCAAACGGGGGAGAGTAAACCGAAAGGTCAACGCATTCATCCGGCAGGGTTTTCATCACTTCAACGCAATCACCGTTGTAGATGGCGTATTGATCTTCGATTACTTGGTCAATGTATGTTTCTTGGCTCATTGGTTTGGTTGTTTGGAGATTAAATGAAAGATGGCATTTTGGGTTTCACATGGCGAATCACCCGCTCCTCAATAATGGCGCGGTGCATATTAGCTACAAGCTCGGCAAACATTTCATCGGCTTGCGCTGCTTTTCTGCCCATGTTTTCTTTCACGCGCAATTCGCCTTCACTGGCGATGATGTCAACGGTTACGGGTCTTTTCTGGCCGAATCGGTAGCACCTTCGCACTCCCTGATAGTATTGCTCATAACTGTGTGTTGCAAACGTGACAACGTGGTTGCAGTGCTGCCAATTAAGCCCCCATGCGCCGATTTTCGGCTTAACGATAAGGACTCGATGTGATCCGTTAGCGAATCCCTCGTAAGCTGCTTCCTTTTGGTCGTCGGTGTGTCTGCCCGCAACTTGGATTGATCCCGGAATCATGCTTTCCAGCAAGTCCCCTTCCGTGTTGTAATGACACCAAATGACGGCGGGCTGGTCGTGATTCACAAGGTTCGCGGCGGCTTCACATCGCTCTTTTAGCGTTCGCCTCCGCTCATCACGCTCCTCCGCAAGCCCAAATGCTGGCATAGTGAAAAGCATTCCCTCCGGTGGTTTCTCTGGCGCAAAAACATGCTCCCGCTCGATAAGCCCGGGCAGGTCATATCCTTCATCAGAAAATCCAAGATCGGAGGGACTGCGGCAAGCTCGTGACCATGATGCAACCCACCGCCAAAAATGTTCGTGTGCGTGACCTTTCAAGCGCCATCCGTTGATTACCTGAGATACCCGGAATGACAGTTTGCCGAAATGATTCGCTTGTTTTTCCAGTCGTTCAATTTTCTTGGCGTATGCGTCTTGGCCTTTTTGATCCATCTGCTTGAAAAACATTTTCAGCATTTCCGAGTGATTCAATTCCCCCAATGCCTCGGATGATGTTCCAAGCTCGGTGAAATCGTTTGGCGCGGCGGTGGCAGTCCACAAGCTGCGGAACGCCATCTTGTTTGTAAAGCGGGTGACAGCTTTCTGAGTTGCTCCCTTAACGTGCTTCAAAATTGAAGATTCATCACAACAAACCCCCGCATAATCGGAGGGGTCGAACAAGTGAAGTTTCTCGTAGTTGGTGACTGTGATCGGCGCGGTGACCCTGCCATCCAATGACCTTGCGGCTTCCATGCCAAACCTTGCGGCCTCGGCTACGGTTTGCGCTCC